GCGTAGGTAGTCGTGCCGCCAGAATCCTCGCGGTACTTGTAACGAAGTCGCCCGTTCTCAATCCGCTCGGGCTTCATCCTCGACGGGTGCAACGGCACGAGTTCGCTGAGTTGACCGCTGGCGTAGACCTTCTCGCTATACGCTTCACTGTGCGACAGCAGGTGCAGCATGAGTTGCTCACGCCACTCAAAACTCGTCTGCCACGAGTTCGGCTGCGAATGGAGGAGCCGGTACAGCGGATGTTCGCGGGCAATCTCCTTGCCGCCGCCAGGAAGCCGCCGATAGAGGTGCAGCGGAAGCCCGGCGACCGACGTGGACAGCACGCGGATGCACGCCAGCACCACCGTCGAACGCAACGCCGTCTCGGCGTCCACCTTCACCCCAGACGGATTGCGACCGCCGCCGCCGTAGCCGCCCGACTCGTAGTCGAAGTGCCGGGCGTCACTTTCAGGCAGCCACAGAATGCGGTTGTTTTGGGCGATCATAGGATGAGGATGGAGGGGGCCGGTTTGTCTTCGGGCGGCTTGTGGGCCGCGTGGATTCCCAGAGCCATCACGAGCGCCACGATGCCGTCGATGCGATCCGCCCCGCCATGCGGCGGCTTGATCGGCTTGATGTTGCCCGACGCATCGACCTTCACGCTCGCGTTGCCAGCCATCCACGACAGGACTTTGTTTCCGCCGTGGCGAACCTTGCCCGACACGATGAGGTTTTCCAGTTGCTTGCTGGGTGAACTCATCGAGCCGAAGCCCTGTCCAAAGCCTACGACCTCCAGCCCGTCTCCTTGCAGTTGCAGGGAGAGTTGCGTCGCGTTCCAGCGGTCGATGGCGATTTGCCGCACGTTGTATTTCTGGGCGAACTCGTTGATGTCGCGGCGGATCACGTCGTAGTCGGTGACGTTGCCGCTCGTCATGGTCAGCCCGCTTTCCGGCTCCTTGGCCCATGTGGCGTAGGGAACCCGGTCCCGCTTCTCCCGTTCGTGAGCGTTGTCACCGGGAATCCAGAAACGGCACAGCACGTCGTAGGTGCCGTCGGGGGCGGGGAACACCGCGACGAATGCCGACGTGTCGTAGGTGGTAGCAAGGTCGAGGCCGCACCAGCACTCGCGGCCGTCGAGCGGAGCAGGGGGGCCGGAAGCACAGGCGTCCCACACCTCCATCTTGATCCAGCGGGTGTCCTGCTGCGTCCACTGGTTGAGCCGGTAGCGGCGGAAAGCGTTTTCCTTCGTGCTGGAAAGTTGGGCCTCGCGGCAGTCGGCGGCGAAGTCCTCGGGCTTGATCGTCACACCCCACGACGGATTTGCCTTCGGCCACGTGTCCTCGGCCGTCCACTCGTCCGCTTCGTCGGCCTCGTAGATGCACGGGAAGAACGTCGGGTCGTGCGTCCAATCCCGCATCACTGACTTGGCGTAGGCGTACTGCTCCCAGCAGATCGAGTTGCGGTCGTAGCCCGCCGTCGTGATCGACACGAGCAGCGGCTGCTCTCTGGCCGCACCACCGTAGCGAAGGGCATCCCAGAGGCGGCGATCCTTCTGGGCGTGCAACTCGTCAAACAGCAGTCCGTGGATATTCAAGCCTTCCGCACGGAACGCATCGGCAGACAGGACGCGGTAGAACGACGCCTCTTTGCGGTAGGCAATCGTGCGGCGGGAGTCGATGACCTCCAGCACGCGGGAGAGTTGCGGCGACGCCCGCACCATGCTCGCGGCCTCACGGTAGACCACCGAGGCTTGTTCGCGGTCCGCAGCCGCGCCGTAGACCTCGGCCCCGTTCTCTCCGTCCATGACGAGCAGATAGAGGCCGATGCCTGCGAGCAGCGTGGACTTGCCCTGCTTTTTCGCCGTCGAGATATACGCCACGCGGTAGCGGCGGGTGTTGTCGGCGAGCCGCTTCCAGCCGAACAACTCGCCGATCATCACCGTCTGCCATTCAAGCAGCGTGAACGGTTGGCCCGCGTGCTTGCCCTTGCTGTGCCTTAGCCAGCCTTCGAAAAAGTTGACAGCGTGCTGCGCGGCCTCGGGGTCGAAATAGTAATCAAGCCCCTGGCGTACGGCGTCGCTTCGCAGCGTAGGCGGCAACCGGGTCTGTTTCTTCCTGGGCATGAGTGCTTACCTGCGACCGGCTGCTCGGCGTCATGCCGAACTCTTGCTCAATCCGTAGCATCGCGGCGTGATGGCGGTGCATCTGAGTTGCCCACGGAGCAACCTGCGTGTATTTGATCCGCATCTTCCCGTCGGTGCGGTTCGGGTCTGGCTCCCAGTGCGTGTATTCCTCGCCTGCGACCTTCACTTTCTCATAGCACGCAAGGTACAGAGCCGTCTCGATGCAGTACCGCGTCAGCGTCGGCACGTCGGCCTCGGTCAGCACTCGCATCCGCGAGAGCGTTTGCACGGTGTCCTTCCACACATCGACCGCCTTGCCGTCGAGGGTCTTCGGCGGCGGGAAGTCCTGCGGCATGAGAGCAGGCGTCGGCTCGCTGGAGGGCAGCGACTCCTTCGACGGGTTGCCGCGAATGTATTTCAGGATCGACGGTTCGGGGGCGGGGCCGCGTTTGCCCATGGGTCAACTCTCCAGTAGTACGGTTTCCCAAACAATCGCCGCCAGCGAATCCGGTGGGGCTTTTGCGTCGAGTCGGATCGTGCCCGCCTGCCGTGCAGCCAAATTGGCGTGTTTGGTCACGCGGCCTTTCACCCAAGACTCTGATTGTAGCGGCAGGCCGTGCTGCCTTGCTCTCCGCGACCGGCGAGCCGTCGCTTCCCCCGCGTTGCAGTCGAGGTACACGGGAACGAGCCTGTAATGCTTGCGTGCTGTTTCAAAGAACCTGTCATTGGCGAGCCGGTCGCCCTCCGCGAGGACGAGGCCACCGGCCGCGCATAGCGACAGCGACTCCAGCCACTTTTCCGCACAGGACACCGCCGTGTACGAGAGCGTGTCGGTGCCGCCGAACGGGAACGCATCTGCCCCCAGCACTACGAACATTCCGCCCTTGCGAGAGAAGCCGCGATGCTTGATCGGGCTGTCGGCTTCGTAGAGCATTACGGAGCCTGCGCAGAGGGCACGCATGAGCGTTGTTTTGCCCGCACCCGGCTGGCCAAAGATATAAACGAGCGTGCTCATTTCAAATGCCTCATCATGGCTCCTGCTGTCGGCTTTGAGCCGACGATCCAAAACATTGTCCTTTCATCGCCTTTCCACCAGCCTTGGAACCTCGCGGCGCGTTCCCGCATGAACGTCATGCACTTTCCTTCGTACGTGGGGTGGAACACTATGCCGTCTAGTTTGTATGGCATCCTTGCCGCATAACTGACGTAACCGGTCGAGTGAAGGTCGTAATGCTCCAGTTCGTACCGAGCGGACGCCGTTGCTCTTGGCTCGTCGCCCGGGTGGTCGTGATACTTGTGGCGAAACAGCCCCGCCACGTCTTCCCCGGTGACGCGTCGTATCTGCTCTAGCCTCCCCCTAATCCAGTGAAGCCTCGTCGGGCCGATCCCCAACAGCACGACCCGCTTGAGCGAACGCGGGGGGTTTCTTGCGATACCAAGCAAGACCGACGTGCAGGAGTTGCACGACCCCGCGGGCATAATCAGCGTCTCAATGTCGTCTGGAATGTTCGCCGCCTGCTTCGCCCCCACCGCGTGGAAAGCCTCGACGTCTGCGTTGGGGCAGGATCCAGGGGTCGTGATTCCGTAGTGCAGCCGGAAAAAACCATTCAGTGCCCGCTCGCTCATCATCCTGTCCACTTCCTTTTGCAGCGTCGGGTTGTAGCCCACAGGTGCGTAGGCGAAACTCGCACCAGCCATCGCTGCAATAGCCACGTTTTCGTGTTTCACCGAGGTGCGTGGCTTAGTGCCTCCGAGGACGATCAGGGTCGGAAGTCGGAAATGTTTGGCGACCAAAGCCGCCATGCTCACTTGGGGCGACAGCACCGACGCAGCGGTTATCAGTCCCGCCCGCCCGCCTTGACGGCGGTACTGCTTCACCAAGAACACCAACTGCCGAAGTTTAGACCCGTTGATGCCGCCGTACCCGAGCGGGGCGAAGTAGTCCTCGCGTTTGTATCTCCTCCCTGAAGCCTTGTTGTCGATGGGGGTGAGAACGTCTAGGTAGTCATCCCAACGGCATTTCTCGCGTACGAGAGACTGCACAGGAAAGATGGTGGAGTTCACGCGGCCCTCCTCGGGAACCGCCTCGCGTTGACGGCGTCGTTGAAGTCGTTTCTGAACTCGGGGTAGTCCCGATCCATCATGATGACCTGGCCGGTCAGCCGATAGTGATTCTGCTTCACCGGGACGCAGCCGGGGTCGTGCGTCATGTCTTCCAGTCGTAGGTAGTCGGGCAGGAACCGGCGTCGTGCCTCCCAGAACGGGGAGAGGTCTTCTTCGGGCCAGGCGGACTGCGTCTTCCGCAGCCGGTCGTAGAACATATCGTTGTAGACGTTGGGGTAGCGGCGGTTCACGCGGTGCCAACTCTTGTAGGTGCAGAGAGCGGATTCCATCGTGAAGTAACTCACGTCTCGTTGGTAGTCGCTGCCTTTTGCTCTTTGCTGCGCCTCTCGCAACAACGCCCTCCCCTCCTGCTCTAGCCTACGCAACGTCTCCTTGCTGTAGTCGCCGCGGAACGACGGGTTGCTGCTGTGCCAGTCCAAGTCGTCCAGCCCAAGCACCTTGCAGAGACCGTTGCGGTGTGACTTGGAGCCGGGGATGTCATCTAGAAAGAGCGTGTCACATTCAATCGGCAACCCCGCAATCCTCAAGTACTCTGAGTACGAAAACGCCGACAACCGGCCAAACGACGGGATTGAGTTGGCTACTGCCCACACCTTTCCCCAGCCACCGGTCGCTGCCTCTGCCCACATCGCCTCCTGCTTTCGGCCACGTAGCCGCTTGAGGTATCCGATTGTCGCCTGGGGGAAGTTCTTTTTGTGGTGGCGTCTGTCTGTATCGAACGCCAGCCTGCCGTAGTTTTCAGAAAACCACCCCAGCATCTTCGCTGCGGTGTGCGGGGTCGGGAAACGCCGATGAATGATGTACGACGTAACGGGGTGCTGCGTGTTGCCGTTAATGAACGAGAACCAGAGCGTTTCCTCGGTACTCCACTTCAACGCCTGTCTCAAGTGCGGTATGACGTAGTAGACGGCACCGGGGTGTGCACGGTATTTCAGGTGGAACGCGTAAAACTTCTGGAACACTTCTCGCCTGTGTTCCGGTTGGCGGTAGTCGATCCTCAACGCAGACCCTCGCCTCTTTTGCGTTTTTTTGCCCACTCGACTTCCTCGCTGGCTGTCTTGCAATGCACCATGTTCTCGCGGTAGTAGAACACCGTGGTTATTCGCTCGTAGCCTGCCTTCATGTTTTGGAACTGCGTGTTTCCGTGCCAGCGGTGAACGTCAGCCAGCACCAGCGATCCGTGTGCAAAGTCAACCGCGACCCGGTACTCTGGGAACACCAAGTACCCGCCGTCGTACTTGCTGTTGCGTAGGCATGACATTACGCCGAACCCCTTGGCGTAGTCGCCTTTGTCCGTGTGGACAGCCGTTGCCCAGTTTCGGTTTATCGTCACGGTCGTGAACGTACTGGACGGTATCACCCAATCCGAAGGAGTTTTGTCCGCTATCTCCCGCTGCGCTTTCCACTGCTCTGGCATGAACTCCCTAAACCCCTCGTCAGCCCTGACGATGTACGGGAGAAACCGTTTCCACGACGCCGCCTCGGCTATGAGGAACGCCGTTTGTCTGCAAAAAGGGAATCGCGGGTTGCGGTCGAAGTATCCCACGATGCCGCTTGTCACCGGCTTCGCGTGGGCGGTGTTTGTTCGCTTGCCGCTTTTCGTGAGCGAGGGCGTGTTGGCGTGGCCCTCCTTGACCGTGCCGGATGCGATTCCCCTGTTTGTGGTGGGTTTTGCAACCTTGCGGCAAGTCGGCAAAACAGACTTGCACAAATCGTCCGAGAACCAGCCGGGGCGGTATTTCAGAAGGGGCGTGCCGTCAGGCTTGTACACGTCGCATGGCTCGTTGCCGCCAATCAGCGTGTCGTAGTGCCGCTCATCCAACTGCTGGCCGTACAACCGGTCAGCATCAACTTGTATGTTACAGCGAATTGACCGCACTTCGCATGGCCTCCAAAACCGTGTCGGTGAGATTGTCCGTTCCGTATCGCTCTCCCAGCGTTGCGCAAGCGTGATGGAAGCCAGTGATGTTTGTCTCGCTGAGAAACAACTGAACCATTCGCACGCCTGCCAATACAGCGTCGGCGTCTTCTCCGTCGTCGCCGTACGGTGGCTCCTCCGTGTCGTGCAGCGCACCGCTGTCGCCAAACAGCCCCGCAGCCTCTGCGGTGCGGCCGAGAAGCCTTGCTAACGCTTCGCTCCCCGTGTCGATTGTTTCAAATAACGCTTGCGCCGCTGCGGCGTCGGCGTCCGCCATTTCCTTCATAGGGTCGAGTGTCAGCAGCAACTTGTCCGCCTCGACTTCGTTCACGTCCAGAACCAGCACCGGCAACCGCCCGCCTTTTGCAAGTTCGTGACGCAGGTGCCCGTCGATCAGCATCAGCCTCCCGTCAGGGAGTTCCCGTGCGAGTGCCGCGGCGGCGTACCCCACTTCCTCAAGAACCCCCTCTATCGCCTTGCGTTGTTCTTCTGGATGCTCTCTCCAGTTTTTTGGGTTGGGGACAACGTCCTCGGAAGACACGACCCTCAACTCTTTCACTCTGTCTCGGATGTTCATTTTTCGGACTCTCGCTTCACTGCTTCAAGGACTGTATCCGTCACCCCATCGGTGCCGTACTCTGCGGAAAGCCTGTTCGCCAGTTCGTGGAACTCCTCTATGCTGTCTTGGTCGAAGAACAACTGAACCATGCGCGTTTCCGGTGCCGCCACGCCGTCTTCTTCTTCGTCCTGTTCGTCGGTGTCGCCCTGTTCGTCGGTGTCGCCCTGTTCGGCAATTTCTCGCAGCCTCTCGGCCACGTCATCGAACTGGTGGCTAAGAGCAGAGAACGCCTCGGAGTTCGCCCGTGCCATCCCCGCGATGGGGTCGAACGTAGCCAGAATCTTGTTGCCTTCTTCCTCGGTCACGTCGAGCACAATCACTGGGACGAGCGATGTATGTGCCGTTTCTGCCCGCAAGTGCCCGTCAAGCAGCATGAGGCTCCCGTCTGGGAGTTCTCTTGCTATGCAGGCGTTTGCCATGCCGATTTCTGCAAATGCCTTTCGTAGTGCGTTGTGCTGCGACTCAGGGTGGAGCCGCCAGTTCTTCGGGTTGGGCCGGAGGTCGCCAGCAGGGACTCTCCGCAACTCTTTGACGCGGTTTCGAATGTTCATGGGGGGAAACTATTCCTCGGGACAAAGGGCCGGAGATCGCGTTATAGGAGATCTGGCAAGGGGGGG